GCATTAAATCTTTTAGTGTTACTATTAACTTCTGCGTTGTTGTTAAGTTCCTGTCTTTCTTTTCTGTAACGTTCAAGATTTTCTTTCCAACTTTCTTTATGAGCTTTCCAAGCCCCAACATCAACTGTCTTAACACTCATTATCTACCTACCTTTCTATAAATATGCTGATACACAATCTTTACATAGTAAAGTGTAATCAACATCACTCTGTCGCCACTCTGTGCAACGTAACTTATTTACAATCTTGCTACAAAAATCACAACTCTCATAAAATTCTAATTCAACGTAACAACCCAATACTTCTTCGCCATACTCATTGAAAATATAACTTTCATTAGGAGTAATGACACCTGCAATACTCGGCATTTCTAACCAACCTTTCTAATTGTTAAATACATACTGTAATTATATAATGATACTGGATATATGCAACACTTATTTACAAATTAATAATCTAGTGTTTGTAATACATCATCAATACTTTTTCTAATCTCAATAACATACTCTTTAGCAAAACTTCCTAATTCATAAGTTCTACTTAACTCTAAGTTATAAAGATTAGTTGATACTTCTTGTAAAAGATTTACTGCCTTTTCTATATCTGTCATTTCTACCTTTCTAAATTGTTTCTAGTTCTATTAAGATTTTTCTAAAGTCATCTTGCTTTAAATTGTTCTCTAATAGTTCTAATAAAATTCTAATCTCTCTACCAATACCCATAACTTTATCAGCCATAGATGTATCAAGATTATTCTTAGTCGCTTTATCGTGCAAGAAACTTCTTACACGTTCTCTGTGTGCAAGAAACTCTGTTGTGCTACGTACTGTCATAGCAATTCCTTTCTATATATTTATTGTATCGATAGTGTGTTTATGTTCTCTTAATCTTTCTGGAATAACTTTTGTATAGTTACACCAGTTACAACAGATACCATGAGCAACAGGCATAGCATTATGCTTATCATCTATCTCTCTAATCGGTTGACTACAAATTACACATTTCATAACGTGCCTTTCTCTAGCTTGATTTAAGTATATACGTAAGAATATTTTATGACAAGTATTGTTTACTTATAATTAAGAGTGTAGTAATGTGTAAGAAAGGAAAGGAAACTATGGAACAATTAATAAAACGAGTTGAGAAACTTGAAAGCAGATTACGTATGTTAGCTACTGGACAACGTGCAATAATAGAACACTTTAGCGAAGATAATAAAGAGTTCTTTATTCATATGTTAAGTTCATTTATGGCAAACAAAGAAATTAGAAATGACTTTACAGAATACGTAAATGAAAATGCAGATGATGATGACATAAAAATATTTATGACAGAGATGAACGAGATTGCACTAGACATAGATAAAAAAGTTGATGATGAATAAGTTAGAGTTGTACTTTTGGATATTACTTCCAGTTTATATTGTAGGTGCATTAACTATTGCTAACTGGTTAGCTAGTCATGTCAATAGATTTGTTTACATTTACAAAGAAAAAAAAATTAGAGAAAAAGACAACATATAATTACAGATATGTTAATGTTAATTTAGAAAGGAAATGATGAAAGGAACGCATAAGGTTGGAAACACTATCAATAGCAATAGTGATGTTAAATACCATATAAACAATGTAATTCCAGTTTGGTACGCTAACTTTCATCTTTCTTTCAAGCTACTTACACGCTGTAGCCCCTTTACTTCATATGTACGTATGAAAGTGTAGGTAGCTTGTAGCACATAAGATAGAACTAAATGACCTCTCGCTTAGACTGGTCAAAGTATGATAACGAACTAAGGCATACACGAAGTTATTTATCTCAGACTTGTGTGCTACAAGCTATCTAGTTAGTAGGAGTTCTTTTCAATGCCCTGTTTTGAACTACCGAAAGCTAGATAGTTTTTTTTGTACACATATATTTACATATGTGATACAATATATATTGACAGAAAGGATAATATGTCAAAAGGAATAGATGAGTTTGACAACTCTTGGTATGAGATTGATGACCAGTTTGACACTATTGCAACTAACAATAGTTTTAAAACATCTTGGACACCAATGTCATTTAAGAAATCAAACGTAAACAAACAAGCAAACGTTACCTTTATGGGAGATAGTGTGCTTGATTGCAAAGCATATACTGGTACAGGCAAAGGTACTGTTGACTATGTAATCAAACAAGCACATGGAAACTATAAAGAGAACAAGAAAAAAGTTAACGACATAAGCATAGATGGTTTTACAATTCCAGATTGTATTGATGTTGTTAATGATGTTTATGGTAACGCAGTAGTTATTAGTGCAGGTGGTAACGACTTACTTGCAAAACTATCTTTACTCAAAGCAAGTACAGATAACAATATAACTATGGGTATCATGAACGCAGAGTTAGACAAGCTAAGTAATGCATACGAAACTTTACTTTACCAACTAAATAAAGGTGGTAGAAAGTTCTTACTCATTACTTGTTACGAGGGTAACCTAGCTTATAATCCACAACGTTTTAATAACGTAGATAATATTGCACTATCAATAGTATCAATGTGGAACGATAGACTGTACAGAATAGCTAACGTTCATAACAACAGGAACAACAGTTTAGGACAACAGTTTGATGTACTAGATACACGTACATTTATGACACCAGAGTGTTTCTATAACGAAATAGAGCCAAACGAAATTGGTGCAAAACGTATAGCAACACAAATTAACAAGTGGTTGTACAAAAACGAATTAATCTAATGTGCGACCACTTGGAATACGTAATAGAAAATGGTAACAAGTGGTGTGTAGATTGTGGCACAGCACTTGGTCAACCATTTGAATTAGAAAAGGAATAAACAATGGTAGAAAGCGAGGTGCAGTAATGGGTAGAGATATTACTGAACACATAGATGAATATGTAGAGGACAATTATGGACACACTAATTGGGGATATAAAAGTTCCTATACAAAAGAAGAACTAGCAGATACATCTAAGTATGAGCTAGAAATAAATGACAGTATTGTAATTTGGTATGAGCCAATAGATGAGGAGTTGTAATGCCTAATACATTAGAAAAAGAATACACAATGGTTACGTTTACAGAGTGGGTAGGAGAATATGAACACGACACAAGCTATTATTATCCTAGACATTATGTCAATAGCGTATTAGATGTTGACCTTATCAATGAGTTTTTTGGTAGGGAATTAACACAAGCCGATAGTGATATGCATAGAAATGATAGATACTGGGATAATGATAGAGTATTAGCAGTATCAAAGAAAGTTCCATTTAAAGCTACCGATAAACAGTTAAATTGGTTGTATCAAATCGGTGTTTATGGAGATAATGAAAGAGAAAAGGTATCTACATAATGGACTATCAATACTTTAGAGATAAGCCAGTGCCTAAGTTAAAGCAACGTGAAAGAGTTGAGTGGATATTGATAACTGCGAGAGAGAGCAGTGAGCCAAAGGTATCAAGCAACACTTTTATTTATGACTTTCGCATACCAAGAATATCTGCACACATATTTAATATGCGTGAGGACTTGTGGGAAATAGAAACTATAAAAGAAAACAATGAGTTCTTTTATAAGTTGTTACTTACACCACAAGAGATATTAGAACAAGCAAAGAAAGGACAAACGTATGAGCAGACCACAATTATCTGATACTGATTATGGATTTAATGGATTAGTAAGGATATTTAATGAAAAAGAAATAGAGATGAACGAGTGGGTCATTGAAAAATTAGACAAAGAACGTGGTGGTATTAAGTTTGTATTACCAAATGCAGAGGGAAAAATCTATCTTACATGGTTAGATTTATACCAAGTTGATGTTGTATTTATTACATCACAAAAAAGATACAATGAAACTGTAATGCTAGGAGATGTCTATGAAATCATTGATGCACTAGAGAAATCAAGACTTAAAGTTAAAAAGACTATTGCAGATATGTTAATGAAAGCATTTAAAAGTGAGGAAGAATAATGAAAGAAATAATAAATCTATTACAAAAAGTATTAGAAATCTCTAGACAACTAGACAGTAATGGTAAATTGTCATTAACAACTGACTTAGAAGAAGAGATTGAAATATTTATAAAGGATAACTAAGGAGGAATAATGGATAGTAAGTGGAGTAAGATAGTTAAGGGTTTGTTAAATGAGGAAGATTACTTAGAAAAACAAACCAAAGCGTTTAGAAAGACCAGACTTACAGTAATAAAACAAATGCAAGAGGAACTTTCTATACAAGAGATTGCAAAACTTTTTAAGATATCAAGACAAAGAGTGTATAAAATAATAGAGAAAGGACAATAATGCCTAAGTTTAATTTAGATAATTACGAAACAGTAGAGGACAGACTAAAAGTATTTTGGACAGACAATCCAAATGGTCGTGTATTTACAGAAGTTGTACACGAAACTGATGATGGAAGTTGTGTAACCATAAGAGCATTTGTATATAAAGATGAGAGCGACACAAATCCAGTATCTACTGGTATAGCACAAGAAACTAAAGGACAAGGTGGTTTCGCAAATACTGATGCATGGGTAGAGAACTGCGAAACATCTGCTATTGGTAGAGCATTAGCGAACTGGAAGTATCAAGGTAGTAACAAAGCAAGACCTAGCCGAGAGGAAATGTCTAAGGTTGGCAATCAAGATGATAGAGTTGAGGTAGAGAAAAAGAGAGTGCATGTACCTACTAAAGAACAGAAAGAACAGATGAACAAAGTTGTTGATGAAATGGTTGCAGAGCCAAAGAAAAAGAACAATGCATCTGCACTTAAACAACTTATGTCGGCAACTGTATCTGATGCAGAGAAATTAAAAGAGTATCAAAGAGATGCATACGTTGAGTGTGTAAGCGAACTTAAAATGCCAGAAGAAGTAGAAGATTGGGATAACGAACAGATGACTACGTTTCTTGATGTATTCCATAAACTTGTAGAGAAAGACAAAGGTTTAGGCGACCTTAACGAAGTCTTTGTAACAGAAGATATTACTGATAAAGGAGGTGATGAGATGGGAGATGAGTGGAAAAGCAATCCTGCTACCGAAGCACAACTTAAATGGTGTAAGGATATAGTTGCTAAAGCTACTGACAAGAACATTGATGGACTTGCAGAACTTAAAAAACTATACAATGGTGGCGATATTAATGGAGAAACTGCTAGTGAAATCATATCTAACTGGAACGATAAGGTTAAGTAATGGAAGAGCTAGAACAAGCTAGTATCAATGTGCAAAGGTTGGTTGAAAGATTACAGAAACGTTTTCCTAATCACGATTTTAGCCAACCTGCACCATTAGATAGGAGATGTAAGAAAAGCACAACAGGTGTATGCCCTGTATCAAAACATTTAGAGTATGCAACTGACACTGATGGTAATGATTTTTGTATTAAGCAAATAAAGTTAGCTGATGAAAGCAACCCATACGCACATACAATCATTACTTGTAATGCAATAATTAAAACTAAAGAAGAAAAAGAATTAGCAAAAAAGGGAGTATTTTAATGGCAAATATATTTGATGAGCCAAAGATGTTAAAAGCGTGGGCAATAAAGTTAGCTAATGCTTGTGGTGGACAAAAAGTAGAGAAAACTATGTTTTTTACAAAGTTAAACACTAAAAGAATTGGAGAACTGTTAGATGAATTTGTTAATGACCACAACGATAACACTTTAAAGGTAGCTGAACAGCTTGGACAAATAAAGAAAACAGAGGAAGAGTAATGTTAGATGTAATTGTATTGATATCAGTTTTTGTAGGATTAAACTACTTAGCTTGGTATCTTATAGACAAAGGTAAACTCTAATGTCATTTGAAAATGGAGATGTAATAACATATTGTTACGACTGTTTGACTTACAAATGTTGTTCGGTACAGAAAAATGATAAATCACAATGCTGTAGTAAGCTAACGTGTGATGAATATAGGGAGATAAAATGAGTAGTCCAGATGCAAAAGATTATCCTGTTTGTGTAAGGTGTAATCAAGTACCAGAGATACCATTAGATACAAAGGACACCTGTTATGACTGTAACAGAGGACACATTTAAAGCAGTTCTAAGTTAGCCCAACCTTTATTGTTAACTGTGAAAGTGAGAACAGCAGGGTGCGACCATAGTCCAGACCTTTCTGTAAAATCAATAGACTTATCTAAACTTGGAGATTGAAACCAAGCACGATTACCTTGATACTTAGTACGCAAATGGTGGTAATGTCCTGTTACTAATATCTCTGCCTGTCCACTAGGTAGGTGTCCATACATCTGACCTTTCCACCAATTCTCTATCTTAGCTTCTGGATTAGAGCCACCACCTGTCATATGACCATGTGTCCAAGCACAAGTCTTACCTTTAATTTTCATAACTTGATGAAATCCATCTGGTATCTCAACTGATACCTTTCCATATCGTTCTGGATTAGCATTCATAATCTCTTGACATATCTGCAAATGCATTGTATCGCTGTTATCTAATCTATTTGTATAGACTTGACCTTTACTGGACCTAGACATTTCACCATGATTACCTGGAACACCTGCAAGAACAAGTTTATCTGCTAAAGGTAAGAAGGTTTCAACAGTTTTCATAATCATAGAACGTGCAAGAGCATATTGTTCAATGAGAGAGAGCGAAACATTGAAGGGTTGACTGTCGTAAAATGCTGCTGTACAGTTTTCTGTAAGGTCACCAAGTCCTATCATATAAATCTCATCTATATTCACACCAAGTTTACGTAAGTCTTTTATTCTATTAACTGCATCTTGTAAAGCTATGTCATATCTTTTAATAGTATTCTCAACTCCATAGTCACGCTTACCCAACTGCCAGTCTGCCATGAAATATAAGAATGCTGTATCTCCACCTAATGTTTTCTTTTTTAAGGGTGGTTTTTTCTTAGCTTGTTTAAATAATTCCTGGAAATACTTGTCGTGTCCTGGATTTTTCTTTCGTACAACGCCTTTAAATGCATAAAACGTTTCAGTTTTACCACCTTTTAGCTGAACATTCCACGAAGATGCACGTACAGAGCCTTCAATGTAATATAATTCAGGGTCAAATCCCCATTCTTTTAATATAGAATCGAACTTATTTCTGTAATCAGGGTCTACACCAACGTGAGTTATCTCACCTAGCCCTGTCTGTTCGTTTACTTCTAGTCCTGGTTGCCAACCTGATTTATAAAAGTTATTACCCCATTCATCAGGTATAAGTTTTTTCTTTGTGATACTTTCCTCCTGTCAATATAAGTGTACAGGATTATTAGTAATATTTGATTATTTAGAAACTTTTTTTGGTTGTGGACTTATTTTATTTTTAGCAAAAGACTTCAACACTGATAACACAGCAGCACCACCTGCTAAGGCAGCTACTTCAAGTGTACTTATGTCAACACCCAACGCAGGTGTAATAACAAGTGTTGAGGCAAATGTTTCTACAAATGTCCACAAACATCTTTCAATTAAATCTTTATATTCTTCACTCACTATATCATTCTTCCTAACTTTAATTTATTTTCAATGTTCTCTAGTTTAGCAATAATTGTATCTAATTTCTTTTGAATAAAATGTGGATGTATCATCTCAGGTGGACTTTCATTACTAGCTGTGCTAGTAACTAAACCATCTACAATGTGTTGTCGCCAAGCATCTCCAGGACAATCAGTTTGTTTGAAAGAACTATGAGGTCTAAGCTCACCACCTACTTGTTCGTAGAGCCACTTAACAGATGCAACAGC